GGGAAAAAAAAATGCCATGTATTTTACTAGTGGAGCAACGAATAAAGAAGTTTCAAGTTATATAACTTCTGGTGTCGGACATTATTTAGAAGATGATGTTGCTGCATTTGATAGTTCCATTTCAAAAGAATTATGTGAATTGGAGCTATGGATGACCAAGAAATTTGGTGCTAGTCCATTAGTTTTGGAATTATTTGAAGCAAATATTAAAACCCATGGTTACACCCACCATGGTATCCAGTATAAAGTTCCGGGAACAAGGAAATCTGGAGATCCGTTCACATCTGTATACAATTCCATTTTGAATGGGTGTATGCATTTGTGGGCCTATTGCAACTTGTCTGGAAAACCAGTTGCCAGTGCCCTACGTGAAATCAAAATGATTATTCAGGGTGATGACAATGTACTGCGTCATCCTGGGGAAAAGTTGGATTTCAAGTGGTTTTTACTACAATTAGGATTCGACTGTGAGGCGAAATATTGTGATTCAGTTTATGATGTTGAGTATTGTAGTAATGTTATGTATGAAACAGATTTTGGTTTTTTGTTTGGGCCAAAGCTGGGTAGAGTACTAACAAAAATGGGTTATTTTATCAACCCTCCATTAAACATGGATCCTTTAGGAATACTGAGAGGTGTTGCTTTGGGGTTAGAACACGTGTCCACGTATATACCATTGTTGCAAACCGTTGTGGAGCGCATATTGGAATTAACGTGGGATCGACCAGCAATATACTTAAAAGAGTATCAGTTGCATATGAAATATAGAAAAGCAAAAAATGTCGATAACGGGTACAGTTTGTTCCATCGATACAATCTGTCACCAGGACACGTTCAATCTATGGAACGAACGATTAAAAAATCTCGTATAGGAGACGATTTAGTACACGAGAACAAGCTATTTTTGCTGTTGTTTGATCGTGATACGGATACGACAAAGGATATATTCGTTTCATATAATTAAATCAAATTAGTTTCGTGCTTTATAGTATGTTACGTTTGAACAGCTGTTTGAGCTATAGAAAAACACAGTGGTAAGTTTTGAGGAGGTGGAACTTATCTCATAGTGAACCTGCCGTTTCATTTTCGCGAAGGGTGACGCGTACATCCAAATT